TAAACACATTAATATTATCCTAATTTCATATAATTTATTTACTCTACATCATTTATTAAATTTCCCAAAATTTGAAAGTTGGTTTTGATTACAATATCAATTAAAAATAAGAGTAACACTCAAGAACAAACACACTATGTCTGTTGAATGTCACGTATGCATGGAGAATGTACCGTGTAACAAAGTTGTCACATGTGTGAACGGACACTCGTGTTGTCAAAAACATCATCTTGAAAGGATTAGAGCGATCTATCAAGAAGGTCGTAACGCTTACACCGAAGGTGGTACAGGACAATCATGTTTCATGTGCCGAGTCCCGATTGGTGATAATCATTTTAGCCACGTATTCTTCAAAAATCTCCACATCATACAAGCCATAGAAATACCGAAAATGATGGGAGTAACATCAAAAATAGATTATGATTTCGTGAATCATGTGATCGCAATGTCTAATAAAGCTCTAAATTCCTAGTTCAGGCTCAGGGGAAGCCTCTAAATCCTTTGATTTTGTAGGAACTAATCGTGGTGTTCCCTTATCTTCTACGTCGTCCTCATCCTTTTTTTTAGTTGCAGCATCTTTTAACTCCTGTGTTTTCTTCTTTAATGATTTCATCTCCTCCTCCGTTGGTGGTCGTCTTTCACATCTAAATAAATAACATAAATTAACTTTGCAATGACACTTTGACATCCATATAACTTGTAACAATCCAGCAATTGCTCCTAATACCAATACCACAGCCCCCGCAGCCTGATCCACAGAATAATCCTGTAATTGACCTTCGCTTTCAGACATTTACTATGTATTTACATATTATTTCTTTTTACTCATTTTTTTTACTCTCTCCGCCAAATCCTTATCAGCCTTGCCCCACGTTCCCGGCTGTTTCATAACGAAACTGTAAATTCTTGCCGTTCCCCACTGTGATGCACTCATCTTTCCGCGAAGGGTTTTACCACCAACCTTCTTTCCCGTAGTAGCAGACCTAACTGATGAAGGGTTGCTGCGTCTCGCACCCACGCCTCGCTTGAAGACTTCGGTAAGAATTCTAACAGGTATTCCAGACAACTTCGCAATCTCAGCCCGACTGTGCGACGTACCTTTGGGAAATTTATACCGAACATTAAATTTATCTTTATTAGTAACAGGCATTTTTTATACTATACCAATTTTTTATTTCTTTACAGGATTTAATATATCTTGTATCACCTGATCTGTTCCTTTAATTGCTTTTGTAATCTTATATATCACACATGAAGCATCATCCACACGAGCCTCCGTTCCATCAGCATCCAATATCTGTGTCGTAATATTTTGTATTGTTCGAGGAATTGTATTCGTAAAAACCGTCCCACCAGCTCCATTATAAAAATCTCCATAACCACTATTTTTAGGAACAACAGCTACAATCGGCATATTCGTTCCACCTTCAGGACCACCGATGTATTCAGGACTTATCACATCACTCTTTACCAAATAAATAGGACTTAACATCTTTCTCGGTAATTTTTCAGCAAATACTTTTACTGAAGAACATGATTGAACGATTGTTGGATAGTCAGCAAAACCATACCATCTGCCTAAATAATAATCCGGTGGTTCAGATCCTTGCTGATCAGGAACTAATCCAGTAAATGCAAAATTTTTAGGAACATCCAAACAATTCCATCTCATCATACAAACTCCAGTTGGATCAAATGTAGTGACACCAAATTGTTGTTTATTAAAATTTATGAAATCAGCTGATCTAATCTCAGAGTTAGTTGTCGCAAATTTTGTTGATAATCCAGCAGGCTCAATTCGCGCTGTTCTGTTAGCCAAAGAAATGTGAAATTGTTCGTATGAAAATCCCATCAGTTCCCAAAGACTATCTCTCCAATGTTTTTTATCAACTCCATAATCTTCAAATTGTATTCCACTATGTGAATCCATTATAGAAAATGGAACTATGTTTCTATCTAATGATATTATTGTGCTACCCTCAGAGGCACTCTCACCATTCATCGCATAAAACAATTCATTACGATTATATGGTATAAAATTAGGACTGTAATTTGTAAATCTTAATCGTTTATTTATCTTATAAACTGTTAAATCAGCATCCGCAATTGGCTCTAATGCTGATGTATTATACTCATTTCCAACACGCTCAGCAGTATGTAATCTTTGAAAGAAAAAACGAGACTGCTCCGCATCAAATGAAAATACGGGATCATCTGCTCCTATATAAACATGGTTCTTATAATTCGCCTGCACAGGATAAGGATTGGCTAAGCGATCTTCCACCTTCAAAAGACCACTTTCAAATCCTTCTACATTTTCCCTCTCTTGCCAGACTTGTAATGATCGTGAAGGATGTGATAATTCAGTTGCAGTGTTTGATGCTTGTCCGGAAGCATTCCCCACAAGTGATGTATTCACCGCCGATGTATATGGAGGATCACTATCATTGCTATCTCCATTATATAAAAGGATAGCACATGTACCGAATGCATTAAAATGTTTATCAAATCCACATTCACGCGAAGTACTATATAATTTTATAGTGTTATCTACAACTGGAGGACCATCTGATACTCTATATGTAGTCATTGCTTTTCCAATATCTAAATCTCCATCAGCATCAAATAACTTTTCAGCCAATCCAAAACTCGCAACACTTAAACCAATCTTCTCCTCCAATGAAGCATTGATAAACTTTAAACCAAATCCTAAATACTTGTTCCCAATATTTGTCCCACCAGAAGCAACATTTGATCGCGTACTATCATAATCAAAAAATACAGCACAACATTCAGTACTCGCATTTGTTGTTCCGTCAAAATAATTATCATTCCCCAATATTCTCTTTGAAAATTCAAAATATTCCAATCCATCACCAACTATATCAGTCTTAAATGAAACATTAATTGTTACAGTATTCGGTGTTGATATACGATCTAATCCAACTATAAATGCTCGAGGATCATCCACATTAAATGCTGTAGGATCACTATAATCGCCAAGTTTATCGCCCAACTCCATATCAGTTGGTAATGTATCACTAGCCTGTATCACAAATGTACCTTCCGCAATATTATAACCATCATTGACATATACACGGTTTATATCACTATTATAACGGTTCATATGTATAAATCTACTTTCATTAATATTTATCTTTGTTGATGCATTAGGATATGTACCAACATCAAATGCATATTCCTGCTGACTAGCAGAAAACTGTTCGTATTCAAATAGCTCATTATATAATGCTTGACTATCAAAAAAATTCTTTAATTTTCTTAAATTATCAGTAGTCCAATCCAAATCCAATGGTATGATATCTTTATAATTAAATTGGTCGTTTGTATTAGATGATGATGGATATACAATTTTTTGTGGTTGTAATGATCCAGCACCATCACCAATTGTCGGTGTATAATTATCCGAATATGCCGCCAGTCTATATGATAATGATTTACTATTTTCATCTACTGGTAAATCTCTACCAGTTTCTTGTAGTTCAGGTCTTTTAAAACCGACCGTCGCATAATTAGCATCATAACCATATAAAAACTCGTCCCATGTACTACTATCCATCGTATTTTGTCTATCAGATACAGAAGCGTTGTTTATATCAAAATATGCCTGAGCTGGAGAATTTGATGTTGATATCTGTGAAGCAGATGCTCTATTATAAAAATAGGAAGGAGTACAACAAGGGAACATTTTCATACTTCTAGTTGTTCCTTGGATATTTATACGTCGCATTGATTTCTCATTATTAGCAGTTCGCATTACATTCAAACGCTCTAATTTAGTTACTTCAGACATTTGATTTGTCATCTGGGCCGCAACATTCGCTGGACTATTAAATCCAACATTGATTTCATATTTATTGGTGTCTTTATACCAAATCCAATCATATAATGCTGGATCACGTAAAGGATTTAGTGGATAATCATCTTGAAAACTCGCATTATTACAAAACTTATCTCTCACAAATAATGTATGCCTTGTACCGTCATTTACACATTCTTGTCGCTTTCCTAATTCCGAATATTTGTTCGCAGGAATTGCATCTTGATGTGATGAGCTGATAAATGGTTTATCATATTCAACAAAATTATAATCTGTCGCCAATCTAAAAGGATTCGCTTTAAATACGCTCCCATTTAAACTTGAATTATAATCATACCACGTTGCTTGCGGACCACCATTATTATCAAAAGCATTAATAATTACTGGACTTGCTATCACACCATCTCTAACAAACTTATTCAAGAATGCTCCATCAAGTGCCGCATGTCGCGGTAATGTCACATAATACTCAGCATTTGTATTCTTATAATATGATTGCGTTAAATTTATTTCATTGTCTTTTAAATTATACGTTGTAGTTCCCATTGATGCATTCCAAAAAAATGTACCGATATCATTCGCACTTAAATTACCTTCCGTTTCTGAACTCGCTTCCAAATATGATGAAGTCACAGATATATCACTTGATGAACGACTTACAGGAAACTCCTTTCCCTTTATCTCTATCGTTGATGCCTCATTACCAATCGCCGATACATAAGCACTCTCTACTTGAATAGAATCACCAACATCTAATGATACTCCGACACCTAATGTATTCTGCCATGTAGCATTATCGCTATCACCACCAGATATATATTCAGGAGATGATTTCCTATTACATTCCAACAATATTGTATCTGTATATTCAGACATAATCTATTTGTTATAGATTAGATTAAAAAAATATCAATTAAAAAATTAAACAATTTTATTTAGGCAAGAGCAGTACTTACCATTCCATTTACAATACTTGCCGTCTTTAATACTTCAGTATAGACACGGAGTGTGTATGCCTCTCCACTACCCGCTGCGATAGTTTGCAAAGCATCATAGTTAAAATAATACTCAATACCTCGCGAATTAATACGCTCATTACGATTTAGATGGAATGCCTGATAAAAGAAATGATTTGGTAATCCACCAGAAACAGCATTCTGCCCGATTGCTTCTAATGTAAATGGAGTAATACTATCGCCCTGAAAAGAATACTCGTCACGAGAAACAAACGGAACCATTCCTTCTGCCTGTGAGACCTGATAAAAATATCTCGCACTATTATCTAAATCAACAGGATATAAAAATACATTGTTATACTTAATATTTGCAATCAGTGATCCATTAAATACTACATTACTCGCAGATGTATAATCACGTCGAGGACCAAATGAATGATAATTATTCAGTATCTCACTACCAACAGCAGCATCTCTTGATAACATACTAATTACCTTAGAACAGATACGTCCAGCACCTCCTACATTCATAATAGTCTGTCCCGTTGCAACTTCCGCACCAGCAACTCCAGATGATGATACAGTTCGCTTAGCCATACGATAATCTACATACGTAAATGTCATATTAGAATTCGCAGCAGCATACTGCTCCATAATCTCTTGCGGGAAATACTGATAATCAGCAATCATCTGGATTGATGAAGTATCAATCGCGTATTCTGTTCCCACATTTCCAGATACACGCTGGTTTAATGCTGGTGAAAAGGTTAGTTCAACAGTTACAGGCTCTTTTAACATATACAACGGGATTTGGTTCGTATATAAAAATGGGAATAAATCAGCAAGTGCGATCTGATACTCAGGTCCTCCAAGAGTTGAATTAGTCTTCATGTATGGTTTCAATTCAACATTACCAGCAGTCGCAACAGCACCAGAAGCACTACGGATAATTTCAGTACCAACATCTAATCCAATAAAACTTGCCGAAGTATCACTTGTATCACCATTGGAAGCATTGTTTCCATCATTATAATATACTCCGTGGTTTATACAACGTCCAGAAGTAACCGATTCACGCTCCTTTTGATGTTCTCCAGACATAAACATTGACTTGTATCCCATATAATGATTATAATCATCTATCTCAGATATAGTCTGCGTTCCAATTAAAAGACGACAACGATCAATCAAAGAATGAACGCCAACTCCCAATGGAAAGAAAGCATCGCCGTCAGCAGCAGAGTTCGCCAGTCTTAAACTAATCTTTGAATGTGAATGTAATATACCTTTGTTCTGTAATTGAAAACGACAAAATGTATCCGATCTTACAACAGGATCAAGTATATCACTATCAACTTCAATTGCGGTATTCGTTGGAATTGCTCCAATCTTTACCAAATCAGGAATAGATCCTGCTTGGTTCATCATCTTTGGCTCTTGTGCAGCCATCTCACTTGACATTGTGTTTTGATCTTGGGAAGTAGAATATGACATTTATTATTGTATAATATTTTTTATTAATGATAATATTTTTTTTTTTAAAAACGTAGTTTTTTTTTGCTTTGCTTAATAATGCTGTTGGTCGTCTTCCAATTTATATGATGACTTATCATTATATGTAAATCCATTCTTTGCATCAGGCATATACAATGTCGCCATCGCAGGATACACAAATTTAGTTATCATCTTTGATTGCTGTAATTGAAAGAACTCAGCATCTATCGCTCGTGACTTTTCCCATTTTGGTATAGATGATAATATTTGCTCTGCTATCTCCCACTTCGGTATATAATAACCAAGATTATGTACTATACGATATTTACTTGTATCAATCGTTTGAATATTATCCGTTGTAAATGTTTTACGAACACTTGACTTATCCAATTTACCATATTCACTAACCTTCAATGTATTCAATTGTCCTCCCAAATAACAAAACTCTTTCATACGCTTTATTTCATCCAGACGATCAAAGTTCAATACTACATCATCCTCCAATATTATACATTTGTTTTGCTTATTCTTCACTATCTGTTTCAATAATTCTTTATGACTTTCACTACATGCAACTATCTTTTTTCTCAAATCCTTATTACAATTATGTCTAAAATGATATTTATCCACTGTCTCATCACATATTTCCTTCCACCAATATGCCTTAAACATCTTATATCTACTATCATATTTAGATCGTCGTTCAGGATATGCATTGATAACATAGATTGTTGGATCTTTACGCTTGTCTTTTAAACGTAAATCATATCTACCATTCTTTCTACACCAAATACTACATAGATCTTTATACTTGTCCGCTAAATATTGTTTTTGGATTTTCTCAATCTCAGGATTACGTCCGTCCCCATCACATCCTCCTTGACTATAATTTCGCGTTTTAGGAGCTAACCAATTATACTTCAATATTTCCCCATCCATTAAATAATGTAATATACAATTCTCAAAATCTTCAGCATAATCAGTCTCCAATATGATCTCCTTTCTATTATATCTAAACCTTAAACATCCCAAACAATATCGCAAATCCGTAGTATATTCAGGACATGATGACATAAACATTGGATTATTCACACTATATGTTCCACAATAGGATAATTTTAACTCATCTAATTTCTTAAATATATCTTCACATATTTTCAAAAAATTATCCACAGGATTACGTTCCTTATCACATAACTCCATTAAATCATCATCTATTTCTATGAGCTGTTCGCCCTCATCAAAAAAGTTTGTAATCTCATTATGTGTCTTCCCTATACCCTTCACATCCAATATTAAATGATTTACTGCTATCTTTCCATACTCCTCCAAATCACTATCATCTTCACGTATCACTAACCATATATCATCTAATGGGACTTTATGCTTCTCCAAAAATTTTAATGTTTCCTTTTGTACTTTTGAAGCTCGCTTATAACTCGGTATTATGAATTTCATTTATAATTCATTTAAGATTAAAATTCTTAAATATTAATTATTATGAAATACTTTTATCAGACTTTACGATTTAAATTTGCAAACTACCATCATATCAGAACAAGAAATACTCTTGATAAAACGTGGAAAAAACTTATAGATGAAAGAAGAAAATTAAGAGTTTTAGAAAAAGAACGCTTAGAAATTAAACATACCAATAACCAGAAGACCTCATAATTTCTTCCTTTTGATCGCCAATTAAATAATTAAAATGAATACAATTTTTTCTATCAGGATTCCGATCACACCAATATTTTCCATTAGGATACTTTTTCAAAGGCAACATCTCATAATTCAATTCATCTTTAATTTCATTCATATATATCTGATCGCATTTAAATCGCTCCATATCAATCTGTGATACATCAAATAGTCTCTTGTTATTATCACATGACTTAGCCCAGATCAATCCACAACACACTTGTCCGTAATCATTGTCGTCTTGATGATCGTTCTGAAACAACAAATCATTATCATCGGTTCTATTTTTAATATCTTGAATAAAACGTTTATTCAACCATACAATATCTCCATCGCTGAATAATACATCGTTCCCTTTATCCAATTCACATTTTATAGCACTCATTTTTGCAGCCATCATTTTATTCCAATCTCCTTCTCTGAATACTTGTTTCTCACTAGGAGCATCCACATCTAATAATACTTTATTCTTATAGTCCAACATATCATAACAATCTTGACCGATACAATATACTTTCAATGGTACATCACAATCACATAGTTCTAATGATTTTATCATATTACGTGTATAATTCAAATATCCTTCATTTGTTAATGTTATGAAAGAAAGCATAGTTTTTATTATATTATTAAGAAAAAAATTTTAAATATTATCCGTTAATTACTTTATGACACGAACACCATTCGGGCTAAACATTAATGTCTGTTTTGAATGCACGAATAAATACAACGCCTGTGGAGAATCAGTATTAATACCAGTCTCCATTTGAATTCCAAAGTTCTGCGAAGAGAAATCAACTCCATTTCCAGATATAACATCATACGCACATCCAATTCCAACCACAAGACCACCATTCACACGTGTATTCATAGCCCCAGTAGGAATACTGGCTACAACATTTGCCGTAGTCGGTTTAACCATAGTTCGGTTGATTGCCGAAAACTTCTGGATTGCATTCATAAATTCTTGTGTTAATTGGGCGTCCGCAGCAGGATCAGCCGCATCATCTCTCTGAGTAGTATTTACATTATATTCAATAGGATACTTCTCACCTCCTTTCAAGAAAAATATCTGTTTAATAGCAGCCTTTGAACCATCACTATTCACAGGATAATTATTCGCTAGTCCGTTAGCAGTTACTGTATTAATCATTGAAGCAGATGTAATATTACCAAATACACCAAGTACTCGTGATAATCCAAGATTGAAATTAACAATCGCATTTGCCGAATTAAATGTAGTGTAATATGATGAAATACTATTGAATTCAAATGTATTCCCCGATGGTGGTGCTCCAACAACCGCCTCAGCAGTTAGATATACATTACTTAATTCATAAAATGCTTCCGTCATCTCACTATTAGTTCCGTCTTGTCCGAATAATACATTGCTATCAGGAGCTAAATGAAGTTCCACAAGCAATCCACCAAGACCGCCAGCCGAATTTTGCATCAGTGGAATAGGCACTTGTCCGTTAAAAAGACCACAAGGCAAATGGATACAAAAACTGTTTCCAGCCTTCCCACCACTAGTATTACCAGTAGGAATATCAACAACACTCAGCTTCTGTGCCTGATAATTTGGGAGCACCAATGCCTGTTGAGACAAATGCGTCAAATTATCATTCATTGATGTAGTAGTCGGCAAGTATGCACTCATAAAATGTTGATAATTTTTTATTTCCTCAATGACCTGATGAGTAGATTGAGATTTAATTACTAACTGATCCACAATAGACCATATACCAAGTTGTTCCGACATACGAATATTTGATGCCGACTGAGGAATAGTATTCGCACTACTGCTGTTACCACGAATACGAAACTGTCCGCATAGACGGATACTTGAACCGATGAGAGTCATATCACTCTCACCGATAATAAATTGCAAAACAGGATTACCGGATTTAAAGGAAACAATCCCTGTTGAAGTATGGTTTGAACTTGTGATTTCCAGGTTCTTACGAGTTGTCATTTTATTATGTTAAACTTTTTAAAATTATCATTAAAAAAATATTTTTAATTACACTTCAACGGAAATTTGATCGCCTTTCACAACAATTGAACGTAAATGAGCACAAAAGCAATTCCACAATTTTGGTTGCGTCGGAGCGGTTGTACCAGTATATTCAATTTGTAAATTAAAATCACGCCCGCGAGAATCATATACACCGTTTGATAAACTTAATGCTCTACCGATAAAAAAATTATCTTGATATTTCTGGAATGATAAACAATCAATACCAGCCATATATAAACTCTTTTCCGCTTCAATACACCACTGCTGATTTAATGCAAGATTACCAGAAGTATTCACAGATACACGATCAAGTGGAACTTTCCTCGAAGGATTTAATTTCCCAGCATACACAAACTGATAAGCAGTCGCATTATCAGTTACACCAACCAAACCAGATCTGGTTGAATTGTTCTTAGCAAACACTGCTCCGCCCTGAGTACCATTACAATCATTAACATTGTTATTAATAGTATATGTTGTATCCGCCTCAATAGCCGCCTTAGATGAATAGACAGTAGCATCCGTTGGAATAGCAAGAATAGACTTCGCTCTGCTCTCAACCAATGGAAGACGAATATTAGCAACACGATCAGCAGCAAGCTGTGAATACTTATAATTTGTAAATGAAAGGAAATCATATCGCAACTGTCCGCCAGCTTTTAACATGGATTGCATTTTCTGTGTATATCCTTGAGGCATCATTACTTGCTGAACTAATAGTTCTACATTATCAATAGTTAATGTAGGATCATATGCCGTAGAACGGATTACACCACGAGAATATGCGCTAAATGCCGAAGTTACAGATGCCGAAGCAGCAGCAGCATTAGTACATGTTCCCTTCAACGTAAGTTTAATTAATCCACCAGCATCATTACTATCAGCGCCAGCAGACACATAATCTATTGCCGAAATAACTGCTCCATCAACCGATGCTTCACTACTTGTGAGTTTATCAGTTGTATCGCTACCAGTAGCAGAATTAAAAAATCCAAGTTCTTCCCCAATACAAAACGGACAATTAAGAACACCAGATTGATTATTCGCTTTTTGAAGATATACAGTAGTAGTAGTATTAGATCCAGTAGCATCGGTATCCCAATTCTGCGGACCATCAAATGATCCATTGATAGAATGGAAAAGAGGATTAGCATTAATGTTCTTGTCACGGATAACAGTTTCCGCTTGTCTGAAAACTCTACTACCATCTTCAAGCAAAATTTCAATACGTAGTCCATCCGTGAGTTGTAGAGGATATACTTTATCATTTCCAAAGATTCCGCCCGGAATTTTAAGAAGTGCTTTTACAGTTTGCATGGTCGAATCTGAAACAGTTGCTGAATTCTCATAATATGGATTGGATGTAGTATTCTTACCAACAGATTTAGTTCCGCCAAGAGTACCGCGACATTTAGGATCTTGATCAAGAGACCCTTCCGTAAGAGCGCGCTTGGATCTTAGTGTTTCGTTGGTTTCATAATCATATTTTAGGGAAGTTAAAATATTTGCATTCTGGATTTCTTCCAAAATAACATTCTGTGCTCCACCAGAACTTATACGAATATCACGGATTAACACATTAGCTCCAGTTTCGTGATCTAGAGATAAACGTGTGGTAGTACCTGAGACGTTCTGTTGAGTAGGCAATTTAATTTTCACATCAAATCTTAGGTAAGTCTCACTAGGCATCATGTAACCGATGCCTCCGGGAATAACGAAATCAATTTTTTGACCGAGACTATATTCAAGTCCATTTTCAGCTCTTACACTGATCTTTTTTTGTCCGATTGGAATTTTCTGTTCTGCCGTGAAAAACGAAGGTGAAGGCATTGTATATATTTTATTACATTAATATATTTAAAATTTCAAAGTTAAATTAAAAAAAAATTTCACGTAAAACAAATGAATTTAAAAAGTCGCTGCCGAACTCTGATTAGCAACATGTCTCGCTGCTGAAGCAACAAGTCCAGCAGACTGGAAAGCAGGTGTGATTGCCAACGGTTTGCTGTTTACTTGATTGACGGTCGCACTTGCATTTGTAGTGATAGTACTAGCATTTGCTGTGTCCTTTTGATATTTACCAATGTCCGATGCGATATCGCTTCCAATATTTAGCAACGCTCCAACCTCTTCGGCTCCGGGAATAAAAGTTCCTATTACATCAGATACAGTTCCTAAACTATCAAGAATATGTGAAGCATACATGGCTTCCCCACCTGCCCCTTTGGGATCAAATTGATCTTTATGGGCGAACATATCATATATGTCTTCACCACCTTGTATATTCCCATAAACTTTACCAACAGTTTTAGTTACAGGATGATTTAACACATCACTAAATTGTTGTGCTTTACCAGCAAGTTTCCCGAGAGTGGTTTCTTTACTTGCAATTTGTTCTCCAATGACAGCGTTTCTAGCAACTTTGGTTGATTGTAATTCTTCAGGATTTGAAGCAACAACATCATTTCCAATTGACGAATCAGCCGACCATGTTTTTGTTGCTGTTGGCGCATTTTGTCTGGCTAAATCAATTGCTCTTTGCTGAACTTCTAATTGAGATCCAGCAGCTCTGTCAATATTACTTCCCAAATCTCTCATACGTTCTGCTTCTGATTGAACTTGTCCGAGCGGAGCATCTGGTTGTACTGGTGCAAGTGGTGCTTGAAGTCCTTCTACCCTTGACAGTTCATCACTTTCAGCTTGTGCGACTCTTGCTGATCTTGCTTGTACTCGTCGTGCTTCACCCGCATCAGGACCTTCAATAACATTCCTAGAAGGTAAAGGTTGTTTTGAAGGATCACCTTGTACCACATCACTCACACCGCCAACTATTCTATTAATTACATCACCAGCTCCTTGCTTTAATTCCGCCGCCAATGATCCTTGAATATCAAATGGTGATTTAGCAGTCGCAAATGAAAATGCTGTTTCCCCACCAGTGATTGCGCCCTGCGACCAATCTGTATTATAGTCGGCATCTTTCTTATCTTTTGCTTCTTTTAAATCTTTATCTCGCTTATCTAACAGTCCTCTAATATTATCTTTTCTCTCTTCAAGATCCATCTGTGCTTGTTGTGTAAGAGCTCGCCCAGTTTCAAGAGTGCGCGATATTTCAAGACCGTCCATTTTATTATTGTGTAACATTTTCTTCTTGACCTACTAAAATTTTATTTTCAGGGACTTTTACATTAGGTACATTCACAACAGACCTTTCCCCTTCCGCAATCAATTCATCAAAATTCTTATACATTTTTGGAGGATTACTCTGTAAATCCATATGTATAAAATTATATCGGTCCGGTGTAGCATATTTATATAGATTTATCCAATTATCAGGACCTCCAAATAAATCACCATATTCTTCCGCTACTTTAAATAATTCTTTACGATTGGGAAATGGTGATCCAACGATTACATTCGTTGCATTCTGTCTAATTACTGGACTACAATTCCTAAAATTTTGAGATGATATCACCAATAACTTAATATTAAAGTGCCGAAATCTTGATGCTAAATGATTAATCTTCGCTTCACGTTTTATAGATCCCAAACAATCATCTATAACGACCGCGATATCTGGTTGTTCTTCTTTGTCAAAACTCTTCTGTCTTTCTACAATACCATCTATAATACTATCTCTATACATATCATACACATCAAATGCTTTCTTTAAAAATCTACTTGTCACATCATTCGCAATTGTATTTGAGATAACATGCACACTGTCAAATCTTTCTTGTCCGTCATAAAAATCTTTATTAAGAAGTAAATTTGAGATTATTGTACTTTTCCCCGTCTTGACCGGGCTGATCATCAATAAACAAGCACCACCACCAAATCCACTGATCTGTGGTAAATGCGGATGTACGTCGGGTAATCCCTTTAAATCAGGTTGTGCTTCTGGATCTCTCACAGGAACAATCTTTGGAGCAGAACTTTCCATATTTATATTAGAAAAACATTTTATTTTTTATATATTAATTATTAATAATCTCCTTTTCTTATACTTGAATGTGAAATAGTTTTCTCTCCCATTGTCCCGAACTTCTTATTAAGACTACTAATTGAAAAGAACTGTATTTCTTTTGGATAACCCATTGACAAGTCAGTTAATTCCTTTTTATCACTTTCACTTTTTACTTCTTTCAAATAATATTCATTACCAAGATTACCTGGTTGTGCTTTTGATTTTGCCCCAAATACTTCTTTCTGTGATAACTTTCTGAAACCGTTTAACTCACTTTTATTTACACCTCTACCATAATTCCTAACCTTTATCACTATCATTTTATTCATAGATGCCTTTGTTGGCGTCGGTTTTTCATTTGCGTTTTCTTTCTTATTATCTTGTCTGTTACCATATGTTAATCTTTTACTGATAGTTCTATATGGCGCATTTTCCCAGAACTCCAAACTGTCTTCACTTAAACTCGCCATACTTCTCTTATATACATTAAAATCTCCATAAGAACTATCCATTTTCCAACCATCACTTAAAATTAGTTCTTCTTCTTCACCTCCAAATCTGTCATAACCAGCATAGTATGTTTTCCTACGAGGTTTTTTAGTACTTACCTTCTTTGTTGGCGTCGGTTTTTCCTTTGCGTTTTTTGAAGGATATTTTTTAGGAGCACCAAGTACATCGCTACTTCCCTTTAATTTAACAAATGCACCATCCATTGCTCCTTTACGAGTATGATGTAATGCCTTCTTTGGAGGCTTCGCCTTTTTACCACCTGACATCATCACCATCTTTGTTTTTGCATCATATTTACCCATTTTGATTGCTCCGGAAGCAATTTTAAAATATACTTTATCACCATCTTTAACAGGCATTTTTTATGATAATAGTATATAAAAATTATCCTAATGAAATATTTTTAATTTAATCGGCATAAATAGCTTGTTGTGTTTTCATACTATGACCTCTGGTTTTTGCGAACTCTTCTAAATCATCTCTATATTTCTCAAGGTTTTCAAGATCTTCATTTTCAAGTGCTTTATTATACTTGCTTGATAATTCTTTAATGATAATTTTATAGATCATTGTAGAACTAATTGATTTACCAAGGTGACGTTTTGATATTTTTGTTAATTGTTGAGCCATTTTCATTGGAGTATATCCCACACCATTTTGAAGATAAAACATTTGTTCCATATATCCAAACCTATTCTTATGAAATCGTATCCATTTTATTAGTTCTTTATCTTTGATTGGCGTTCTCTTCTCACCGTATTTATCCATTGTTTTATAAATATTGATTGATAAGAAGCATGGTTGCCTATCGGTAAATACAATATAGTTTTTCATAGGATGTTGAATTTTATTAAAATCTTTTACAGATATCATTACAAGATCAGCATATTCATTTCTACTAGGATGCATGAGATATAGACGTAATAGTAATCTCATATTAAGATAATCAATTGCTGGTGTGCTAACAGTATTGTTCGTCCATTTAATCTCTGCTTTTTCATAGTCTTGTTTATTAACAATATCTTTAATGAGTTTATAATATGATACTAAATCCTTATAAGATACTTCATTATTTTTTTGGTTTTTTGTGAAAGCCGATTGTTGGTGCGATTTCAAATACATTTCTGTATTGAGATCTCTAACTTTCTTGTATTGATTTACAAGGTCATTATGTTTTTTATGATCGCTTGCGTCAAGATAATCCATAACTGCGGTAAGAGTATTAGCAGTGGTGGTAGGTGGTTTATCTTTTAGGAAGTTTATAATTAAATCATAGTCAGCAAAGTGTTCTTCATTCTTAACAATTCCTGATCGAACTAATCCATTGAGACGCACACCATAATTTTGATTGGTAGATGTTTTCCTTTTTGGCCGATGTTCGTCAAAGAAGTCTGTAAAGTGTTGAATTAATTTCTTCTCTTGCAATAATTCTGGGAAGTTCATTTATAATAATACAATAAAATATTCTTAAATGTAAAAAGTTAATTTGAGGAATGGTCTGGTGTTAATATTGTTCGCCAAATGTTCTAAAAGAGCCCAATTATGTAAAAAAATGTTCGTTTTTGTAAAAAAAAACAGTAAAATGTATTTTTTAAAAGGTAGAATGTTTCTTTTAAAAGGTAGAATGTTGCTTCTCAAAGGCAAAGAAAGTAAAACACCCAAGTACTAAAAACTTCACAAAACTATTCTACTCTGTAATTCTATTTTTTTTATAGCTTGTTTCTTTTAAAATACTTTCTTTACAAAACTTTGTACTTCAGTGTTTTACTATGTTTTACTTTACAATTGATAATATTTACTTTCATATTTAATGAATATCACTATTAACTCTTACATTTGAGGCTCTTAAATTACATAATGAGCTCTTAAATTACATAATGAGGTACTTTTTTTACATAATGGACCTTGTTTTTACGCAGTGAGGGCAAATAATGCATTGAATTTACACTCTTATTCTGTGATATTGATTTTAATAATTAAATATCTCGGTGTAATAATTTATGTTGTAATGTATTATTATTTAAAGGAACAATATTATTATAATAAAATGAAAGATGAAAAGGTGATTGATGCTGTAGCAATTCGTATTTTGGATTTGGGACTGGAAGGTGAATACTCATACAATACAGATGAGCCATTGACAAACAAACAGAAAAACTTGAAACGAGATGTAAAGAAGACTTTAACAAAATGGTTTTTGGAAGACAATAGAAGAACATGTGTCAAAGTCATCCACGATGCTCTTATAAATCTTGATTGTAATACAAAACTGAGATTTGAAAACAAAGAGTTAAAGAAAAAATTAGAATTTCACGCAGATAAAGAACAATCTTATAAAGACTATACAAGCACATTGTATAGAGATGAATTAGAACAACAATTAAGAGAAGAATTAGATCAAGATAGAGAAGAAGCAATTAAAAGTTCAAGAAAAGTCAATCGTCGTTTAATGGATTGTATTGCAAGTTTAGAAAATCAAATATCCGTTCATAAATCAAATGTATCTACTGAAGAGTATAATCGTATCAGAGCACAAAATCTACAAATGAATGAAATTATTTTAGATTTACGTAAGAAAGCATCACTATCTAAAAAGGCAATGGAAATTGAAAAGATCTTAAAATTAGATAAATCTAGTAGTGAAGATAGTATATGTGAAATGATTAGTGAATGTAGTGATTAATCTTTTTTTCTATTTCTATTTGATTTCTTTTTTTTTACCGTTTTTGGTTTCTCAAAAACATCTTTTTCTTCAACCTTTTTGTGTTCATCAACAACTTTTACAATATTGTGTTGGAGAGCGTGTTTATCGTCTGTTAAATCAACAGCCTTCATTTTGGTAGATTTTCCTTTTTTTGACATTTATGATATTAAATATATTTTTTTGTAGGATAAAATTTTTATAAAATCAATATATAAATGTCTTTACTTATAACGTCCTCACGACAGCAAGAATTTGATAATGTAGTACAAGGAACAATTGGGATAGAACAACCATTTTCGTATATTAATCATATGAATAGTCCTCTTATTATTGAAGCAAATAGTGAAGTTGCAGTCGTATCCATCAAATGTGAAAGAGATGCTAAACTTGTGATAGATAGCCGTGGATACACTATTGGTATTTATTGGGGAAAAGAACTTGATGACTCACAAGATTTATTTGAAGCATCATCCAAAAATTCAACCATCTATGCGACTGTACCCGCTGGAGAATATACGGCAACCGAACTCGCACAAGCATTAGAAATCGCCATTAATGATGTATGTGTCTCAACCTATTCAAATATGAATTCTGTAACAGTCACTACAGAACAAACTACGGATGGTGATTTTTCGGGCTTCTCATTCACTTTCGCACAGAACGCTTCATCAACAGATAAAGCAGCAAGTCTTGGTGCGATTGATGCTGTCAATGATAATAATAAAATTCCTATTGGAGATTTAGAAACCACATTTGGTTCAGCAGAACAACCGACAACTGATGATTATACATGGAACTTTGCTACTCGCACAATGACAGCCGGATCTGGATTAAATACCGCTGTTTTTGATCACCCATTATCATCAACATCTGGTGTTTGTGAAGTAGATTTTAGTGGAGTAACTGATAATTTTAAGATTGGTCTTGTAAGAAACCTACCAGAAGATAGACCATGTCCTGCAAACTTTAATTTCAATACTGGGAATGCGGATGGAAAGAATAACCATTATGATGAATTCTATGATTTCAATTTTAATCTTGAAAGAACTGATGCTGAAACAACTACTGATTTTTATTTCACACAGGCATATGTAGATACTAATCTGGCGATCGGTATGGGTAAGATACCAAGTGCTTCACAAGTAGCAAATACTATTGCAAATGGATCTTTTGGTAGTGGTAATGCCTCCTTTGGTAAGATTAGAATTACTCGTTTCGGTCAAGAACTGAAAGTAGAATTATTACATAATAGTGGTGGTGGTGGTGATACAACTATATTTGATAGTTCAGTCGCATCTGTAAAGGCAATAGGATTACCATGTGATTTACTATATCTCAAAATGGAAATAGAAAGTGATGGTGGAGCATTAGTAATAGACCAATTTGATAGCGACCAGTCAACTAATCGCACAAGTACAGCGGAGAGGAACTATGGTTTTGGAACAGGTAGTGGTGCGGAAGACCTGATGGAACAATTAAATTATGATACTGAAAGTAGATATGCTCTCACAACAGATATAGTTGATGTAGATGATGGAGATACTGTTTTTGCTACCGCGCAGACATATGAAAAGTTGAATGCTTCGGGCGGTCAAGATCGCAATTGGGTAATGTTACTCGCACCGAATAGCAAGTATCAAACAGGATTACAAATTCCGGATGATTTTTCACAAGAATTAGGGTTTGGAAATCAAGTTATTAGACAATCTGTAAATCAAGCAGCGACCAGTGTAGGGAATGATATTGTATTTAATAGTGATAAAGTACCGTCACTTCTTCAATTAAAGAATATGTTTGTAAGATTTAATGGATTACAACAGACATCTTATAATGCAAATAAAGGTTCAATCTCTAAGATTATCTATGCTTGTCCTAGGTTTGATAGTTCTGGAACAAGAACTGGGGAATTATATTATGAACCACATGAGAGAGTATATGTAGATTGTAATAACAGCGAAGCTATAAGATTGTCTGATGTAGGTATAGATTTGGTAGATGTGAACGAACAATTTTGTACTGATCTTGTAGGAACAACACAGATAAATTTCCACATTAGAAAGAAAAAATAAAGAATTCTATACATTAAAAACTATTTTGAATATTTTTGTAAATTGAAAATTAAAATATTAATTATTATCATAAATGGCTGATTATTTACCTGATATGGTCGCACCACCTCCGGAACCAGAACCTGTATTACAAAACGATCACATTCCAGATAATATAGAAGAAGATGTACGTGAAAATGATGAAGGCGAGATGATAGATGAAGAACCTATACAAATGGAAGAACCTGCTGTCATAACAAGAGAAAAATTAGATATGGATACTGTATTTAGAACACCGAAAGTGAAACCTGTGAAACGGTCAAGAGAAGAGATGGCGGAAGAAAAGCGTAGAATACGTGAAGCCGTTAAACTAAAGAAACAAGAAGATAAAGAACTTGCGAAACAAGAGAAGATCTTACAAAAAGAAAGGGAAAAAGCAGAGAAGAAAGCAAATAGACCGAAAAAACAAATTAGTCCAGAACATCTTGCAAAACTACAAGCGGCTCGTCAAAAATCAGCAGATGAAAGAAGACAAAAAAAATCATTGGAAAAAGAAGCTCGCGGACAACCAATGGTTCAACAAGAGCAATTATTTACAAAAGAAGATTTAATTAAATCACAGTATGAGGCTATACAATTGTATGATGCTAAAAGGAAAAAGGAAAAACAAGAAAAACGTGCTAAGCAAGAAGAAGACAGAAAATTAGCTGAATCTCAAAAGACTATTCGTCGAGCGATAGGACAGCCGGATCCTAATGACATTTGGTCTCATGCATTGAATGGAATGTTCCAATAAATTTTACATTTTTTAACGGATGACCGTACGCATATCTTTCATTGAGATATTCTGGCGTACATTCATCTTCTTTATTTTGTGCTACTATGATAAAACTATCATCTTCAAATGTTAGTTTCATCCAATTGTATTCTTCTTGTTGGATTAGTTGATCTTCAAGAATATCACATTTATCTTGGAAGTATTCAAGATCAGTTTTAATTTCATTAATTGTGTTTTGTAGTTCTTCAATCATTGTGGTTGTTTCAGTATTCATTGTGCTCATTATTCTATGATAATATTTTGTGATAAAGTCTTAAATATTTTTGGAATGATAATTTTAATATGTATATTTTGAATAAATGCCGATTGACAAATACAAAATCCTTGATAATAATAGAATGCCCGCACATCTTGAACCAAAGCAAAATATTATCATGTTAAGGAAGTTGATGGAGCAACAAGAGTATATTGTCGCAAAGGTCAATCAAATTGTTGATAATCATAAAAAATTAGAAGCGATCACAATGCAATATGCTTCATCGCTAGGATTATTGAAACAAAAAATTATTCATATAGAAACATTACAAGAGAAACAGGAATCTTATCTCAATTCAAAATGGTTTTAATCCTCATTGACACATATGTCAAAGTGACAATGTCCGTCATATTCAAGATGCATCCCTTCAAGTTCGGACTTATTCATAGTATCAACAACATCTGTGTAAATTTCTTTATGAATTGTATTCCATTCATCAATATACTTTTGTCCGTACTCTTTTGATACATCAATACCATCATCAAGATTATCTGTGTTTTCTAGCGTGTGCGCGAATAGATTGTAAATGATGTCTTTTCGTGTATTGTTCTCCGCTTTTAGTTCCCTTACCGTATCACCATATTCTTTATGAACTTCATTAATTTCCTGAATGTGCGTAGATGCTGTCGCTTTCATTATATCTAATCTTTCTTTGAGTTTCTTGTTTTCTTCCTGAAGAGGTAGAATACCATTACCTACCAGACCCTTTGACATCTTAGTGACTTGTTCCTTGAGTTCCTTGATTTCCTCATCCTTTTCATCAAGAAACTCTTGATCTACCTGATACTCTTCCCGACCAGCATCATATCCATTTTCAAAGTGCGTCTCATTTTGTTCCTGAAGTTCCTTGTTCTCCGCTTTGAGTTTATTGTTTTCTTCTATTAGTCTATCGTTCTCCACCAGTATGATTCCTGCTTCTTCATTGTGTCTTTTTACATCGGCGTTCTCATTGGCGGAAACAAGTTGCATCTCTTTGAGGAATAAATCTTCTTTGAGTTTCTTGTTTTCTTCTATCAATTGTTTCATACCATCTTGAAGGACACGGAGATCCTTGTAATTGTGTTCCATCAAATCTTTTGTTGGAATTTCGTCCGCATCATCATACGTTTTTTCTTCACCTTCATCATCTTCTATATGATGGCGACCGTCCTCCTCGTCCATGTATATTTCTTCGTAGTTTCCACATTCATCATCATACCAGTTATTCATCAATCCACGGAGTGCATTTTGAATATCGTTTGTTGTGAAAGACATTGTTCTTTTGTTGTATTACTCTTTTTATATATATGAAACTTCTTTAAATACGAGTTTCAAATTTTGGGAAAGAAATAATGATTTATTAGAAAAAAATATTAATGTGAAAAGAGATTAAATTGTTTTGCATGATGAGTTTTAGTGTCAATTAAATTATCTTTAAAAAGTGACAATGGATACTTCTCAATATCTACTGGGTGATAACTGTATCTATTATTGATATCTCTTTTTTCAAGAGCATTTTTTGTTGGATCGCGCATAAATTTAAAACCATTAGTACAGAATACATATTTATTATCATTAACAATTTTTGTGAAGTATTTAATAATTTCTTCATCCGTCCAATGTTGGATTACATCTTTAATAATAATTAAATCATAGCCCTCTGGCGACCAATCATCACTAACTACCTTACAATCAAAATTAACGTGCTCTTTTTTGTGATCCTTTAAATTCTTTTCTATAACAGATGGTACGCAATCAATCCCAGTGTATTCATAGTTGCTCCAATCAATGAATTTACTAAATTCCCAATCACCACAACCGACATCACAAATTGATTTAATATCATATTTTTGTAAAACATCTTCTAAAAAAGAAATATATTTTTTATTGTGTGAGCTCATTTTAGAACCAGTACCTGAACTACCCCAAATATTTTTATCATATATCTTTGTAAATTTTGCTTCCATATTATACAATATTTTGTGATTGTTCCTTTAAATGGATTCACACTGATTCATTTTTTGCCGAATATAAAACACCATAGACATACGACCTTCACCTTCCAAGGCATTATTACAATGCATGATATGTGGATTAAATATTAAAAGATCTCCTTGTTCTACATTGCATCCCATTTGGTATTCTGGGAAACAAATTTCTCCGCCAGTATATTCACCACATTTTTTTACAGTAAAACATGTAAGACCTTTTTTGCAATCACCTTTATCCATATGTGCCGCAGTGCGGAAGTCGTGATTTAATGTAATGGTACTAAAAACAGATTTGGGAATAATGTAATCAACTGGACTATCATCATAAACATCCTTCTGAGCGGCATAATAATCTGGGAATTTATTTTGATATATCTTACAAATATGTTCGCATAATGGAAAGATACTTGGATATTCTTTTAGAATTTTTTTTGTATAATGTGTAAGACGGCAACCATTATGAGGGCTTTTATCAAAACCACCGAGAGCACTACTCATAACACTATTTGATCGAGCTCGTTTGGAGATGCGACCATCATTGTATTTAAAAAAACTACTACTTTTTGAACCGTTCAGTGGTTCTCCTGATGCGTTAGTGACTTCAACTGGATATGCTTTCCAGTGTGTTTTTCCTTTTTGGAGACCATCAAGTGTGACACGACCAGCTGCATTCCCTCTATTAACACTTTCTTGTTTAGACATTTTAACAATTTTATCACTAAAATCATACATATTATCTGGAATACAATTTTTAATAAAACAAAAGACAAGCATCCCATCTTCGTTATATAAAGTTAGATCTTGATTAATGATAATTTTAGTATCGTAAAATTCACCAATTTGAATTTCTTTACTAGGATAGGATATTAATTCCATTCTATATAATTTACAGAAAGAAATTTTAAATATTATCATAAATTTTTTTTAAGACTATGACATTTAAGATTATTCATATTGTCTTTGCGTGATATCCAACGTAGATTTTCAAGTCTATTATCACCACGATTATGGTTAATGTGATCTACTTCTGGTAAATCATCGGGATTGGGAATGAATGCCTCTGCAACAAGTCTATGAACTCTTAGATTTCTTACAATACCATCATAATTAATTTTAACTTTATGATACCAACCTTGAGAATTATGTGTTTGAGGTTTGAGGAATTTATCGCAGCGAACGGAATATATATTTCCATCGCTACAGATATAATAATTGGGACATTTAGATAATCCCATCACTTTTACATGTGGGTTTTCTTTAATGTATCCGTATAAAAAGCATTTGTTATAAAAATTAGTGAGAACATCTATTTCTTTATTCATTGAATATGAATGTGATTAAATCCTTAAATATATATTAGCAACATTAATATATATTCAAGGGGAATTCAATACAAGGAAACTAAAAGACCTTGCTGCCGGACTGCGGCTTCGCATTGAAACGTATTATGAGCCACCAGAACATGAGTAATACTGATGTTTTCGTTTGTTTCTTGGGAATAAGAATTAAAGAGCAACGAACCACTTTTGTGGGTACAACATTGACGTGGTCACTATGCCTCCGCCCCGCTATTTCGCGGATGCTACGGATGTCAATGAGGAAAGAGATGTAGCCTCTTCAATATATACTGTGATAAAATCTTTAAATGATTTCATGAAAACCATTTTCATCAATTGAAACTTCATATTCTTCTTCTTCTGTTAGTGGTGCATGTAAATATTCTTCCATGGGTTCATTTATTATATCTGGTGCTTCGTAATCGGAATCACTGCTATAATCAATTTCTTCAAGTAATGTTGTGAGTACTGCTAGTAAATCATATTTGTCATGTTGAATAAGAAATTCTTTTATTTCTTCCATTTTTAATTTAGTATATAAAAAAAAAATCTTAATTAAAATAAAATGAAAGAAGTTGCATTCCTTGTTCCAATTTGTTCTTACAACAATCCAACTGGTAAATTAGACGATCAGCATTTTTACAAGATCTTTTATACTACATTGACATCTACAAAATATGATTATAAAATCCGTATCTTTGCGGGTTATAATAATGATGATCCAGTTTATTCAAAAGTAGAGAATAGAGAAACAATCCAAGATTTAATAAATCCAATAGATAACGTTCATATTACTTGGATTGAATTTAATGATGAATATAGAGGGAAGCCAACACATATATGGAATGATCTTTGTTATAAAGCAATGATGATGGGATATCAATATATGTTTGCATGTGGAGATGACATTGCTTTTCCAAAGAGTAATGGTTGGATAGGTTCAATGATAAAAAAACTTAAATCTACAAATAATCTTGGAATTGCTGGCGGAGATAGTGGAAATCCAAATTTACCAATGACACAGTTTATGATTCACAGAAAGCATTTTGAGATGTTTAGTTGGATATTCCCACCGCAGATAGTTGCATGGTTTTGTGATAATTGGATACAAGAAGTATATCCAAAAAAATACGTTCATTATTTACCTGATGTGAAATTATTAAATCTTGGCGGACAACCGCGATACCAACCAAAGGACGACAGTAAATTATGTAGAGCACTCATACGTAGATATAGACCAGTTGTGAATAGACAGATTAATAGTTAGTCATCACTACTATCTTCAACAATGATACCATCAGGAGGATACATATGTTCCAAGAACTTCATTTGCGGTCCGCGGACTTCGGCATCAATTTTATTCTTTAAAAATCTATCTTTAGGACATGTATTATCATCGTGACAAACACAACACATGAGTTGTGCTATTTCAACTTTCTTAAATGCTTGTTCTCCACAACCATCAAACATTCTTGCTCCTTCTCCAGTTCCAGAACTACCAAAACCTTTCATTCTTCTCCAATGCTTTAATGTGAAAGCCATCGCCCCTTCATGTATTTGCCTGTAAGCGGGACATCTAATATATGAGTATTGATAATTTTGTTTTGGGAATACAAACATCATTTCTGGTGATCCAGCGATACCAATTTTTCCTTTTAGTTCAGTTACGAGATTACCAACGTAATTGGATAAATAGATATCATCACTATCCATATTGACGAAAACTTTATCATTACTCATCTTGACTAATTTATTCCTTTTTTCTCCAATTTCAAGAGGTTGAGGAAGATATTTATATACAAACTTCATAGGAGCAATACCTTTTGCAATTTCTTGTATTTCTTTATCATCGAGCATTTTGGGAGTTTTCGTACCATCAGTTTTCCAACTATCTAACATGATCCATGTCATTTTATCTCTATCATAATTTTGACCGATAATATTCATGATCATTAATTGAAGAAACTTTTTACGATCGCTAGTCACAGGAGTAAGGATTGAAACGTTCATTTATATATACAAAGAAAAAAATATTTTTAACTAAAAAAATCTATGGAGTAATAAATGGTAAAATATGATACAATGGTCATTAAAAAATCGGATAAACCAAAAAAGAAGTATTATGCATTATTTACGGATAGTTCTACTGGAAGACAAAAGAGAACATATTTCGGCAGTGCTGGAATGACCGATTACTTAATTTCAAAGGACAAGGAGCGACGTTCACGGTATCGTTCAAGGCATAAAAAAGATTTACAAACAAAAGACACAACACGAGCAGGATACCTTTCGTGGTATCTGTTGTGGGGCGAGAGTACATCATTGAGAACAAATTTGGCTTCATATAAAAGAAGGTTCGGTTATAAATGAGTTAAAATTTTTTTCTAAATATATATTATATATGATTCATTCATCACATAGTCGTAAAGATCTTTTGGAATTATGTGACATCTTTAATATTCGTGTTGATGATAAATTTAATTGTTCTAAAAAAGTATTATCTGAGCGTATGTATGAGAGTATAAAAAGAGCGAGAGGGCTTGAACCAGATGAGAAAAATTATCATTTGAAGGATAAAAAAGAATTACTTGAATATCTTGAAGCACCACATCAGACTAAATCATTGAGTATAAGTGAAAAGCAGGAGATCATCAAGTATTGTCGTCAAATAATATTTTATTGTGATAATAATTATGTATTAGAACCACATTTTGAGAGTGTGGAGCATTTAAATACGATCGCTGTGTATATATCAAATTTTGGAGATATAAGTACAGTTCGTCGAGCATTGGAGAAGTTGAAATATGATAAAAAAATAGAGACGATAATTGAACCTAATATAAGTGCTAAGGTAAAGAAGGAATTGGAAAAACAGAGGCGATTGAAATGTTGTGAAATGAATTCATTGAGAGTGAGACAAGGTCCTATTTCATTAAAGTTTGACTAGTCCTCTTCATCACTTTGTTCTTCAAGAGCTTGTTGTTCGCAAGTTTCACAGTAGTTATTACCTTGGTAATCAGCGATAAAATCCCATTCACAATATTGACCGCAATTATCACACTCCGCTACTTTGTCGCTATCCTCAACACACTCTTGACAGAATTCCAATGAATAGCCTGCATAATCCAGAACATTAAATGGCTGATCGCTTCGCATAGAGGTCGCGCACCATACATCACATCCTTGACATTTGAAATTTCCCGAGTTGTGTAGTGCGTCAGTTAATTCCTCAACTTCACTTTCTACTTCATCAATCCTTGTTTGTTTTTGTTTGTTTATGATTTTAAGTTGTTTTTGGTGTTGTTCGGCACTCACCACACGTTTCATTAAATCCTCCATAACTACGTGAGAAGCACAGGTATCTTCAGCATCCTTTTTGAATTCACGGAGATCATAAAGTTCATCTTTCATATCCTTGAGATCTGTTTTCCAGTAAGGGAACATAGAAACATCTGGAGTGTAGCTCATATTATTGAGTGTTACTCTTATTTTTAATTGATATTGTAATCAAAACCAACTTTCAAATTTTGGGAAATTTAATAAATGATGTAGAGTAAATAAATTATATGAAATTAGGATAATATTAATGTGTTTA